TGGTGGAGGAGGGGGGATTCGCACCCCCGTCCAGAACACTTTTCTCTCGGCTTCATACAGCAATAACTTTCAACACCATACGGTCTATCCATGCCACTTCCGAGAGAGGTTGCATGTGGTGTACCAGCCCTGAGATTTGATGCTATCTCGTCTTCTACGGTGTTAACTCTTACTTATCGCCAGGTCTTCCGAGCGATCCAATGTTGTATCCGTTGTACCTGCCATGCCAGTCCCCCGGGCAGTGTGAACCATATCTTTGTACCACTTGGAGTATACATGGTTTTACCATCGCTGTCAACACCCATCAATCCTACGAACATATCATCTCTTCTGATAATTTACCACAATGTGGGCAATACAACTTACGAGGTTTCCACGCTTCCGTTGTGGCGATACTGAACCATCCCTTGCACTCTGAACAAGTGAAATGATAAATTGTTTCTTTTTCTACGTTCATTATCTACTTATTTTCTATACAAGTAGCTTTGGGGAAAATTTGTTGCCAATCAGTTTTTCTTCTTGAATCCCATAAATTTATATATTCAAGAAATTCTGCATTTACTTCAGCCTCTGGGTATATCATTGTTGCCAGATTGTGATCTTCGCCGTACTTGGCAACCACTAAGTCTCTTAGCTGTTTGCCGCCGTGTGCCGGACTCATCACACCATACGCTGCATGACAATGTATCTTGGGTACACTGGCAAAGGTGCTGTTTACCCACTCCAAAAACTCATCGTAATACAAAATATTCAACGGAGTGATACTGTGATTGATATTAAATTCTGTGTTTAAAGGAAATTCTGCCAGCATACGATGTATGTTTTTTTCAACCACATCCCATTTCAACGGATAACGCAAATAGTCAAATCTATCACCAATACCGTCGATGCTGAGTGTTATTCTAACTTTTTCAAATCTCTTCCATCGATCAATTCTATCACTCTTGGGAAAGATACTACCATTGGTACTGTATTTCAGTGTGCATTGTTCAGGGTTAGCAATTCGATCTATACCTATAGCATCAGCATCGCTAAGGAAAGGTTCCCCACCTAAGAATTGTAATAGTCTGAGCTCAGAGGTATCTATGGCATCAAATATGCTGTTTATCAACGCAGGTAGATCCTCTTTGTTTGGGCTCAGAGGGAATCCTTGATATTTGGCTTCTTCACTTTGCCAATAACTGCTATTCCAAGGGCCGCAAATCAAGCAACCGCCATTGCAGGTCATATCAGCTTGTATATCTAACCATGCTACTTTGTTCTGTGAGAGTATTGGAATTTGACGATTGCCTGCGTGTCTATATGAATTATCTTTTTTATGCGGCTCTTCCTGGCCGCAGCGACCACATTCAGGATGAATCCAGGGTGTATCAATGTTCCAGGCTGTTCGTTGTTGATCCAGTGTGTTTTTGTTAAATGGCACTCGTTGACCGGTCCATTGACAACAAGGATGATGAGTTATTACCCCTCGCTCGATATAAAAGCGATAACCGTTGCTGAGATGTTTACAGAATGTGTTTGATGACATATTATTCAATGCAGTTGCTGATCTCTGGAAACACCTGTCTCCAATCCAATCTACGGCGACTGTCCAGTTCAGACAGATAAGTCAGTAGTTGGGTTTGATCGTTAGAGTTGTTGGTTATTGTGTGTATAACTTTGCTATCGGCTCCATATTTGTCCAGCAACCGGTTGAACAACTTATCGGGGACTTGTGTTGGAGACAAGATTCCACCACATGGATTGAATAAAAAATTAACCGGCCTCTCGGGCAGCATCACGCAGTCATACCAGTCTTTGAACTCGTCGTAGTAATAGAGATTCAAAATATTGATGGTATGGTTCAATTTAAATTGAACATTGTCAGGAAGTTCGTTTAACATACGGATCACATTTTTTTCAACTTGACTCCATTTAAGCGGATATCTAATGTAATCAAACCTGTTGCCAATACCGTCCAGACTGAAAATTATCACCACTGATTTAAATTTACTCCATAGATCTATGTGAAATTGCGATGGATATATGCTTCCGTTGGTAGTGTATTGTATACCGACTAGTTCAGGTCGTGGGATCAATGGCAATATTTTGGTATCAGTGTCTGACAGGAATGGTTCTCCACCTAGGAACAGTATTTTTCTTGTTTTTTGTATATCTATAAAAGATAGGATCCGGTCTATTGGATCTGTTGCTGGCTTGATACTGAATTGCTTTAATTCGCTTTGCCAGTAACTACTGTGCCATGGTCCGCATATGATGCAACCGCCATTGCAAGTATTATCCGTTTGTATTTCTAGATAGGATGCGTCACCGAGTTCGGCATCATCGGGTACCACATCAAAGGAAAGATTCCTAAAAGTTTTTTTTAATTTTGAGTTTTCTTGGAAATTACAATCATTACAAGTATCCGATTCATAAGAATTAATAGCATCGAGTTGTTGACGAAACTCTTGATGTTGGGCGGGAGTGGCGTCTAACTTTTGAGATTTAGGAAAATAACAGCACGGTCTGTAAGATATGCCTGAGTCCCAGTCAATATTAAATTTATAACCGTTGCTGAGTAGTCTACATGTGGAATTTGGCATGATGTTTTACTTATCCTCAGGATAAGGCTCCACGATCCATCCAATGGAAAAAAGGTCCTGGCGGATCTCATCTGTCACAGTGCCCTCACTCACATAGCCTTGATAACTATCAGTCTCACCTGCTCCAAAGATACCCGAGCAATACCAGTCCATGTAATCGCCTTGACCTCTCAATTTGGCAACGATACCACCGGCTTCGTCTTGACCTCGCAGGTCGGCAACAATACCACCGGCTGCTCGCCACGAGCATGACCAGTATTCGTCCTTCAGCCTGGGCCATACTTGGTTGGGTTGGAACACATTGTTGCACATGGCCGCGTAGAGATTCTGTGCATAGGTCTCACTGTCCTGCACTTTTTTCAACATCCAATCACATGCGCGGATGCTCTCTTCTAGGTTGTGATCAAGGCTGGTGCTTTTCATGTTATCTGGTCCGGCGTAACAGAATCGAACTGCTATCTAGGGAGTAGAAATCCCCTGTATTATCCATTATACTAACGCCAGTTGTTTGGTGGGACCTCTCGGAGTCGAACCGAGCACCAACGGATTATGAGTCCGCTGCTCTAACCAACATGAGCTAAGGTCCCTAAATTATATTGTAACAGGAAAACTATTTAGTGCCAACCGGGCATTGTGCCAGATTGCTAGGTGGAGATTTGATTGATTATTTCGATTGCCAATCTTATAGCGTCGTGACTGACATTTAATTTTGCAGCTATTTGATCAATATCAAAGTGCCTGCTGAGCATTTCTCTAACTGCATTGATGAATTCTCGGTGCATACTAATATAACGCCTGGCACCTGCGATCTAGTGACATATCTGGAGAAATACATCACTAGATGCAGCCGCGCACGTCAGTGTTGAGATTGGGCTGGTATTCACGGATCATGTCACGCTCGGCCACGTGGGCTTCTGACTTGCCGCGGATCACTGCCAAGATCTTGGCAGTGAATGACTCAACCCCACGCTCGCGCATGGCTTCGTACAACAACCAAGATTTGTTCTCGCTCCGCGAACGATACACATGCTTGTTGAAACGCACCTTTAGGCTTTTGAGCGGGGTGCTTTCAGTCTTGGCAGTGACTCCGATATAGAAGTCATCACCGGACTCCAGCATGTAGATGATATGCGTACGATCTGAGCGCTTTTTTCTGTTCATGCTGTATTATAGCATTTCGGGCATTATTGGTCAACCCAATTTGCCGTTGTTTTTTTGCAACAAAAGTTGGAATTTTTCAGGTATTTTTCAGGTATTTTAGAAACTTTTTCATGTCCCCATACAGGGCAAACATAGTTGCTTCTTTGCTACCATACAAAACCAAAGTTGGAGTTTTGTATATCTGTAGAAAATACGGGCAAGTGAGTTTTTTGTTCAACAGTAATAACTCTGCTGGCCCGGGCAAAACCTGTCTGGTGTTTCCTTTGACTGGTTCTGGTAATTCAAATGACCAAGATTCGATTTCCAATTCTCTCATGATAACAACACCTTCTGGGCTCAATCTCAATCCTGAATCAGGACGGAAATCCTGCCACCATGACCGCATGGCCGACTCATCAGTCATGTCATGATCGTCGGGAAACAGTTTCAGCAGTTGCTGAGTGTAGTATAGTTTATTGAGCATCGGGGTAAACTTGAGACCCCTGGGTGAGCAAGACCACTGTGAATTTGTCAGTCTTGAATTGAGTGTTGAGCTTGCGAGCCAGATTTTTGGCATGCCCGGGATTACTAAAACTTACCTTCTTGTACTTGGGTCCTGGATATTGTGTGAGCATGTGACTGGTCTTGAGATTGATAGGTTTGCCATCATAAAACACAGCCCACACCCCTTCACTAGCCAAAACCTGTTCTGTTTTGTAAGTGACTTTATTGGTATGCTCGATCAACACCTGAGGACGTGGTCTGCTCATGATATTATTTATCTCATTAACTATGCAGATTTAAATGAGCCACCCACCAATTCAACCGAAACTATTTCTTCTTTGACTACGCCAGCAGGTGTTCGCATGGCTTCCAGTGTGAGCAGCAGTTTGGTTATGTCCGCATGCAGATCCTTGGCGTCTCTCATGGTCATGGTAAAATCACGCTGATTGCGTGATTCATGTGCTTTGATACTATCTACAAAACGATTGATGTGCAGACTCATGCTTTTCTCAAAAATTGTTCTAATTCGGGTGGTGTCCAGTCTTGCGGTTTGAGCACTTTACCATCTTCACGTTTGATTACCTTGCCAGTGTCATGATCAATCTTGGCAAAGTTACTGCGCATTACTTCAATCCAGGCACCTTCACCATCTGCACCCATACTATGGATAGCACCAATGGTAACAACTAGGATGTCGATCAATGCATCCAATGTATCAACATCAGTGTCGGCGTCTTGTAATTCTTTAAACTCTTCTGCGATCAATCCAATGTACATGTCAAATTGATCTTGATCTCCGGTGACACTTTGATCACAGGCCTGCATAAATTTCTCTTGGTCTTTGAATACATTGGTGGTCATGGTTTTCCTTTTGTCACTGCTTCTTCTTTTGTGTAGTACGGACCCTGGTACGAATATCGTTGCAAGGTAATCAGTTTGGGATTTTGTGTGATCTTCCACACACGATGTTTTTTCACATAGTACCATCCGGCAGCAAACCAGGATTTGCTATTTTCTTCTTGTGTGAATAATGGCAGTCGATGTTGTATGTCCCACATGGCATTGAATACTCGTTGCCCTGTGTCATACCCATACACTTGATTTTCTGGATTGGGTGTGGCTTCTGCTGCTGGCACAAACTCAATATCACGATCCAACATTTTAATGGTTTTGTATTTTTTTACTGTGTTGCTGATCTTCACAGTATATCCATCATCCTCTGCTTCAATTTGACCCACCTTGCGATTGTCTTTTTTAAGTATCCAATAGCGATCGGCGATCACTGGCATGGCTAATATCAATTTAGTGCTCCTGTATATGTCTTGTTCAACCAGCGTCCAATGCTTTCTGCTGATTCACTGAGTTTAGTCAGTTCGTACTTGCCACAGAACTTTAAGAAATGTGAGCCCACTTGTCCTACGTCTTTGTGGCTGATCTGTGTGCGGATCGCAGTATCTACCACATGCTTGATCTCAATAGGTTGTGCGGTGAGATCGATTAGAGTGCGATTGCGTTCGTAGTCGTCCATCACGCGATGTTCCGCACCATGGTGGTCGGTCCAACGCTGAAGCATGAGATTGTTCCAGGAATATCCGCGCTTTTCTCGATCGGCAAAGGCCTCACGGAGACCAACTTTATTCTTTGTGCCTTTCTCACGTACTCCAGGATATGCACTGAACACATTGTCGGAGGAGTCCCCACGCATGCACTTCTCAAATAACAACCAGGCCGGATCAGGGACGGTCTTTGGCTGTTTAGTTTTTTTATCATTGACAGGTTTGCCTTTGGCATCAAACACGCCCTCCAAGGTCAGTAGTTCATCTGTGATGCCATTGAATTGTTTCACATTGGCTGCCAGCAGTTGTACGAAGTCGGTGTCTGAACTGACCACTATATGTTCGTCTTCAGGATGCAGCGCGATCCAACGTGCAATGATATCATCGGCTTCTGCTTGGGGCTCGCGCAACACACTGCAATTGGTGCGCTGGCTGAGATACTGGGTCATCTCGTCGTATGTGTCCCAGAACAGTTTGTCTTCCTCGGCTTCTTGTTCTGTCATCTTGCCACGTGCCACAGCACGATTGGCCTTGTATGGCTTGTAGTGATCTTTACGCCAGCTGCGACCTTCCAGTGCGAACACCACATGGTCAGCCTCAAATTTCCGTGCCACTTTGTTTGCTGCCATCAGTGTGACGTGCAATGCAAACCCTACTTTGGTCCATGAGTCAGATGCACGATGCGCACTATGCCGAGCACGGAAAAACATGTTGGCAGTATCAATCAGTAGGTATTTCATCAAGATCCATGAGTTGGTGTTGTTTGATGTATTGTAGCAGATATTTGCCCCAAAAGCAATGGGCATTTTTGCCAAAATGGTAGGATTTTGGATTCACATACTGGAATCCGTTGCTCAAAAGCAACGAATTGTAGCTGGATTCCCGCACATACGGATCCAAATAGCAGCGGTTCCAATCTCTACAATCGGGCACCATCTGCACAGCCAGATCACTAAAAGTGCTGTTGCCATTGAAGAACAAGTGCTTGATACCTTTTTTGGAAAGATACTGATGCAGATTCCAAATCATGTCATGACTCTGCCTAGTGCAGGCATGATAGTCTATGTCCAGGATGAATTGGCGATAGCGTTGCTCCAGTTCCGGCGGCACATGATCCACTCCGGATGCATTGACCTGATGCCATACACCATCATAAAACCATTCTTCTCTTTCCCAGGTGCTCCATTGTATCAGCATGAACGTGTCCGCCAACAGGTCAGGATTGGATTCTACCCATTTGGTGGTAGTTCGGATGATTCGAGGATTGCTACCACCAGCTTGGCTTTGATTGATTCTGTCGCAGCCCAGCAGGTCTGCCAGCACAGCACCAAAACTGATTTTTTCATTGTCAGGATGTGGGTGCTGTCCTCGACCCCGAAAGCGGCTGTCGTCCTCAACCCAGCCATGTGGTGATCCAGCTTCGGCGCCGGCTGCATGACTATCTCCGTTGATATACAATATCATTTCTGTGACAGCACCTTATGACTCTCAGCTGCAACCACACGTCGGCGCAGACTGCTGCTGCTGAATGAATGATCACGACCATTGAACACTAGTTCGATACCTCGACTCGTGCATTCATTCCGTCCGGTGAAATATAGGTCTTGATATTCCACGCCCAGGATACGCACATCCACAGGCAAGATCAACAGCAGATCAATAAGATCTTCTTCAGTCTGATATACCACCACTTCATCTACATAACGGCAAGCACTCAGTTGTATTTGTCGTTCCACTATGCTCTGCACAGGATGATTTTTAGTATCTGGTCTATCAATTGTGGGGTCAGTCTGTAGGCCGCATATGAGATAGTCGCAGTGATTCTTGGCTTCCGATAACATGGCGATATGGCCGGCATGCAGCATGTCAAAGGTGCTGAAGGTAATGCCAATTCTCTTGCCGTCGGCCTTGAGTTGCTTGATGTGATTGAAGATCATGATACTTCGCTGCGTCCATCGCCGATGTTGCGGGTCTGCACATACACACCAGAGTTTCTGATGGCTTCTTCTTGTTCCCAGGTCTCCATGACCACATGCCTACACACGTTTTGGAACCAGCGATCCACGATGTCAGAATCAGCATCATCCTTCTTCATCATGTATCCGGCTTTGACCAACCGAGCCACAAAGATCTCGTTCCAGTCCAGTTCAAACGCACCTTGATGCAAGTTGTTGGGATCCACATCCATTCTCAATACTGCCACATATGGTTCGTTGGCTTCGGTGGCCAGTTGCTTGGCAGTCTTAGGCACTGCCTTGACTCGGGGCACAGGTGGCTCCTTCACCTCGGGTGCGGTTGCAGTAGCCATGGCCGCCAAGGCTTTTTCTTTTGCGCCATTTGCGCCAAACAATCTATCAAACAGTCCCATCATGTGCCCCATTCGTTCTTGAATAGTGGCACTTGTAGTCGATCACTGTACCGCCATCCTTTTCGCATTGCCATTTCTGCCACTGCCCTATTATTAAGAGTGTACACCCGTTCAACACCACCAACAGGCATAATATACACAGGCCCCGTAAAGCCCCCAGCACGAAACTCTTCCACGGCTCTTTCAGCATCTTTCAAATCCTCTTCTGTTGAGATCACAAACTTCAAATAAGTGGTGCCGTAATCTACATATTCACCAACAACCGCTGGACAGATAGCATCTGACCATGCCTCACCCGAACATGGCAGTTTAGCACTCACTGAGAATGTGATTTCTCTCACCAGCGGATCGGTGATGTACCAACCTTGTAAATATTCTTTAAACTCTGCTGATAGTTTCTGGGTGCCATTGGTCTCAAATGTGATCTCTTTTAATCCTGCCATCTTGGGATGATCCAGCAAGTCTGGATACTGCTTCTGCCAACCCAGCAATGGCTCACCGCCTGTGATCACCAGATGTTCGTCGCGCCATTCCTTGTGCGGAAGCGAGTCCACAATAGCGTGGGCAATCGCATCAGTATCAAGCACAGGAGACAGATGCCGAAACCTAGGATCCCAACTAGCATAACTATCACAGCCTGTAGATACCAAAGGCAGCGAGTTGTAATCCTTGTAAAGATCGG